TGGGAAGCTGTACAAATGGGATATTCTGCGTTTGACAACTTACCTCCTGCTTTTAGTGATTTCTTGATTGCTCACGTTGCAGGACTTGTAGCTGAGAAAAACGAGCAAAACATCTGGGGTGGAGTTACAGGAAACGCTGGAGAGTTTGATGGTATCACAGTACTAGCTGCTGCTGATGCTGATGTAAATGATGCTGCTAACGGTGGAGAAACTGCTTTCTCATCTACAAACATTGTTACTCTACTTGAGAACGTAGTAGATGCACTTCCTTCTGCTGTATATGGCAAAGAGGATTTGAACATCTATGTACCTACTGCTGCTTGGCAAGCCTATATCCGTCAATTAGGTGGATACGCTGCTAACGGTGTTGGTGCTCAGGGTGTAGACAACAGAGGTGCTTTGTGGTATAACCAAGGGAATGCTCTTTCTTTCGATGGAATTAAAGTAGTACTTGCTCCTGGTATGCCTTCAGATCACATCGTAGCTGGTCAAAAATCTAACTTCTACTTCGGTACTGGTCTACTTTCTGATCACCAAGAAGTTAAATTGTTAGATATGGCTGATTTAGACGGTTCTCAAAACGTACGAGTAGTAATGCGCTTTACTGCTGGTGTACAATACGGAATCGGTTCTGATATTGCATTGCTAACTCTAGCTTAATAAATATAATTGTCTAACATAAAGGGTGGGTAAGGACAATTCCTGCCTGCCCTTTTTTAATACTTAAAATATGGCTTGTGCATTAACAACTGGAAGATCACTACCTTGTAAGTCGGCAGTAGGCGGTTTAAAGACTGTTTACTTTGCAGACTATGGGACACTAGGTACGGCTACCATTGCATCAGGTGAAATTACAGCTCTAGCAGGAACTCCTACTTGGTATCAATTTGACATCAAAGGGAACTCTAGCTTGGAAACTACTGTAAACTCATCTAGAGAAAATGGTACTACCTTTTATACTCAAACCTTGAACCTTACTCTAACTTTCTTAGACAAAGGTACACAGGAAGAAATCAAACTATTAGCTGCTGCTAGACCACACATTGCTATCGAGGACTACAATGGAAACTTTTTCCTAGTAGGACTAGAACACGGAGCTGAGGTAACTGGAGGCTCGATAGTTTCGGGGGCTGGTATGGCTGACTTGTCAGGATTCACCTTGACTTTTGAAGCTATGGAGACAGCTCCTGCTTACTTTGTTACTTCAACAGTAATTACAGATGATGCTTCAGCGACTCAGATTGATCCTGATGCTTAATTGATGTTTTGATTGAGGAAAGAGGGGGCTAATTGCTCCCTTTTTTTTTACACCTATGCAAAATATCAGTTTTTTAACGTTATATATGTATGAAGATACTTACTACTAGCACAGCAACTCAAACGCTAAGATTTGTTCCTAGAGAATATGTTACAAGTGCTACATTATATATCAGAGATGACAGCACCAATGTAACCACCAATGAGGCTGTAACTTTAGTGCAAGATGGAGATGAGCTAGTATATTCTGCTAACTTTAGTTTAAAAGAGGGTCGTTTCTATGATTTTGACTTTGTAGTAGACCCTAACTTGTGGGAGCAAAACACTTTAAACTGGGATATGAACTTTGACAAGTGGGAAGATTCACAAGGTGCCGCTTTATCACTCTATAAAGACAAGATATTCTGTACTGACCAGCCACTAGATCAAACAGAGGATGAGTACTACAGCGTAAATAAAAATGAGTATGTAACAGAGGACACATACGACAATGATTACATAATAATATGAGAAAGATAAAAAACCAAAGGATTGCCCCTAAGCCTACACCTAAGTCTGAGGTACACCTAGTAAACCTTAGCACCTATACTTCTCCTAAAATCAAAGAAGTAAGAGGCAAAGAGTGGGTATCCTATGGAGAGGACAACAATTACTACCAGTATCTGATAGATAGATACAATGGCTCTCCTACTAACAACGCTGCTATCAATGGCTTGTCTGAGATGATTTATGGCAAAGGCTTAGATGCTACAGATTCTAACAGAAAGCCTGACCAGTATGCTCAGATGATTACACTTCTTAAAAAGGATTGCGTAAGAAAGCTAGTCTATGATTTAAAATTAATGGGTAGCTGTGCAATGCAGGTTATCTACTCTAAGGACAGAACTAAGATAGCACAAGTAGAGCATTTTCCTATTGAGACCCTAAGAGCTGAGAAATGCAATGAGGAGGGAGATATAGAGGCTTACTACTATTTTAAGGACTGGGCTAATATGAAGCCTACAGACGAGCCTAAAAGGATCCCTTGCTTTGGCACTAGCAGAGAATCTATTGAGATTTATGTAGTCAAACCTTATAGAGCTGGTTTTTATTATTACTCACCTGTTGATTATCAAGGATGTTTACAATACTGTAATTTAGAAGAAGAAGTATCAAACTATCACATTAATAATATACAAAACGGTTTACAGCCATCATTATTGTTAAACTTTAACAATGGTATTCCAGGTGATGAAGCACAGGAGATGATTGAACGTAAGATATATGAGAAGTTTAGTGGATCATCAAACGCAGGTAGATTTATATTAGCATTTAATGATAATGCAGAGAATCAATCTACAGTAGAACCTATTCATTTACCAGATGCTCACGCACAATATGACTTTTTAGCTAAAGAATCAAGAGAAAAGATAATGATTGGTCACGGTGTTGTTTCTCCTATACTTCTTGGTATAAAAGATAACACTGGATTTGGAAATAATGCAGAAGAATTAAGAACTGCATCAGTTTTAATGGATAATATTGTAATTAGACCATTTCAGACACTCCTAATCAACTCATTTAACGAGTTATTAGCATTTAACGGTATAAGCTTAAATCTTTACTTTGTTACTTTACAACCAATTGAGTTTACAGAGCTTGATAATATTGAAACTAAGATTAAAAGAGAAGAAGAAACAGGTGAAAAACTATCATCACAAGAGAAAAATGACTTTAATGATGAAGAAGGTGATGATTTGTTATCTCAACTTGAAAGTTTAGGTGAAAAAATAGACGAAAATGACTGGGAACTTATACATACAGAGAAAGTAGAAGATCCACAAGCAGAATTTGACTTTACTAAACTTGCAGAAGTGTCAAAAGATGATGCTAAACCTAATAGCGTATCATCACAGGATAATTCAACATATAAGGTTAGATATTCTTATGGTCCTGTAAGAAATTCAGCTAATAGCAGACGTTTTTGTCAAAGAATGGAATTATTAACAGAACAAAAGATAGTATTTAGAAAAGAAGATATAAATATGATGTCTTTTAGAGGTGTAAATAAGGAATTAGGACATAAAGGACAGAACTATTCATTATTTAAGTATAAAGGTGGCGTAAATTGTCATCACTATTGGGAATTAAAGGTGTATAAGAGAAGAGTTAGCGATAATAACCTGGTCAGTGAACAAGAAGCAATAAATGATGGCTTAAAAGAGCCGAAAAACGCTCCTGAAGTCGAAATTGCACCTAAAGATATGCCAAACAGAGGACATCATCCAAATTATAACAAATGAAAGCATTATTTATAACATTAAAAGAACTTAAGAGAAAATCTATTATAGATGGGAATGTAGATACTGATAAACTAATACAGTTTGTTGAAGTAGCACAAGATACTTATATACAAACGCAACTTGGAACAGTTTTATATGATAAATTACAGACAGATATAGTTAATAGTACTTTAACAGGTAATTATTCTACACTTGTCAATACATATTTAAAACCAATGCTAATTTGGTTTAGTCAATCAGAATATATGAAATATGCAGCATTTCAGATTAGTAATGGTGGTGTATTTAAACATAGATCAGAGAATAGTGATTCAGCATCACTTGAAGAAATAAATAATTTAGTACATCAAGCTAAAACTACTGCAGATTTCTATACACAAAGGTTTTTAGATTATATGGATCAGAATAGTGAATTATATCCAGAATATACAGCTAATCAAGATGGAGGTATGTATCCAGAGCGAGATCAAAATATGACAGGATGGGTGCTATAAAGAACAAAAAAACATATAAGCCTAAGAAAGAAAACGAAATAAAATTAATGAGTTATATAAAAAAGATAAAAGATGTCATTCGGGTCAATATATGATGTAAGCTGGTTTGGGAACGTTAATGAAACTAATGGGTGGGGTATAATTTATCCTTTTGATGCAGATGGTTCGTTCTTAACAGTAGATACAAATAAAGAAAGAGTGGATGACACATTTATAACAGCAGACGCAACAGTATATTAAAATAAATAAAAAATGGCAAAACAAGCAATAGGAATAGGAACTTCAGCGAATGATGGGACAGGTGACCCATTAAGAACCGCTATGGACAAAACAAATGACAACTTCAATGAAGTATATGCTTTATTTGGAGATGGGTCAACACTTGCATTAAGTGGAGATGTATCTGTATCTGCAGGTGCAGTAACAATAGCAAATGACGCTGTAGAAAACGCTATGATTGCTGATGACGCAGTAGATTCTGACCAGATAGCAGACGGTGCAATAGACACAGTGCATATTGGAAATGACCAAGTAACAGTGGATAAGTTAGCAGATGAGTTTACAGCAGCACAAGCAGTATCGAGTGCAGCTTCATTAACTTTAGACGCAGCAGCTTATGATGTATTTACTTGGACTGCTGGTCATAGTGCTACAATAGATTTTACAAATGTAACTTTAGGAATGGTAAAAACACTTGTTGTTACAGGTGGCGGAGGTTCTTATACTTTAACACTGCAAAACATTAATGGTAGTGCTGGTACATTTAATAAAATATCAGGAACTTATGATGACACAAGTTCTACAAAAAATATAATTCAATTCAAGTTTATCTCTACGAGTGAAGCTTGGTACACAATATCTAAAATAGGAAGTTAATATGAAAGCAGTAAATATAAATGGTAAAATAACAATACACGCATCAGTACCAAGTACGCTTGTAACCTCAACAGGTACATACTTAAACGCACCAGCTATGTCTGATGCAGAGTTAAGAAACGCAGGTTTATTTGATGTAATAATAGAAGAAGGATATGATAGCAGAATACACGATTTAGGTGAGATCTATTTTGATAGTGCTGCTACAGTATTTAGAAAAGATAAAATAAACAAAACTTGGGAGCAATCATTATCCGAGTTAAAAGAAAGACAAATAAATAATTTTAAAGGTCAAATTGGTAGCAAACTTGCAGAAACTGACTGGTATATAATTAGAAATGCAGACAATGGCACTGAAGTACCAAGCGATATTACAGATGCAAGACAAGCATTAAGAGACCAATCAGACGCTGTAGAAACTGAAATCAATGCTAAAACTACAAAGAAAGCAGTTATGAGCTATGATTTCCCAAACATTGACTAAATGAGTATTCAAGATAAATTATTAAAAGCTGCTGCAGGTGATGCACCAGGAGGAATAACACCAAGTGAACATTTTGGAGTAATGTTATACGAGGGTGATGGTTCA